AAAAGGATTGCAAGAGGGAAGGGGGGGAGGGGAGCCGATGCATGCCCACCGATCGCCCGGGCCGGGGGCTTATTGAGACTGGTCTCAATAAGGGGTGTAGGCCGATCGGTTCTGGTTGGCAGTCATAAGTGTAGGCTAGGCCTAGACTTACGACCGATTGCCAGAGGCTATCGACATGGCACAGACACCCCCCGAGCCCCCCCGGCGCGGAAGCGGTTATTAGTCATATCCACCCCTGGATTTTTTCACCCCTCTAGCCCCCATATGTCGCGATTTACTCGTTTCCTGCCCCCAACCCCCTGTTGACTCCAGCTGTGTCGCCAGGGCCTCTGGCTTGCGTTTTAAGCCCCTCTCGGCTTTTGTGTCGCCTTGGACACTTGTCCAGTGAAAGGGCGTTAGATGGCCTGTAAGAACTGCTGCGAAGACACCGCCTGTTGCATCCACTCGTTCTTCTACCCCATCCCAGGCGTCCGGTATCCGCTGATCAAGACGGTGGGCGTGCCGACGATTGGCCAGTGCGTGAATCTCCCTCGCGGGGTGTGCGGGAACGGGTTCATGGTTCCCGGCTCTCCGTACGTCTGGCAGGGCACGCCGAAGAACATCAACTGCGAGCGGGCTGACTGTTCTTCACCTCCGTGTCTCTGCTGCTGTGAGGGGCAGTGCTTTGAGGTGCCGTGTGATGATCTGACGGGCTGTACGGCTGGCGGCGGGACGGTGGTGGAGAGCTGCGACGACTGCGAGGACTACGACGAGTCGCTGCGTGGGGCGTGTTGTTCCCAAGAGTGCGATGGGTTTCACTGTCGCCGGATGACGGAATGCGAGTGTCTGAAGGGCGCTGAGTCCGCTGGTCGGCGGTATGTGCATTTCGCCGGGCCCGGCACCGAGTGCGAGGTTGAGGAGCGGTGCTGCATCGATGGTTCCGTGAATGGCGAACACGCCACGCAGTCGGCCTGCGAAACGGCCGGCGGAACCTGGGTGACTGGCCATGCCTGCGACCAGCACCCGTGCGGATCACCTACGTGCAACTGCTTCTGCGACAGCGAGAATCCGTGCCCGGCTGGGTGTGATTGCGTGGACGGCCAGTGCGTGACGCCGACGAGCGAGACTTGCGACTATCTCGCGTGCGTGACCTTTGAGTGGGACTTGGAATATCTCAGCTGGTTGGACTACCAGTCGAACAAAACCACCTGGATCCCAAGCACGGGCACGGCGACGATCCGGTGTGCCAGTGAATCCAGGCAGTTGATCACCGTGTCGCTCTCCAGCTGCTTCGGCTCTGGTGCCACCGCCGAGGTGACCGCCCCGGTTGGATATGAGCGGGCCGACATGGGGCCGATCTCGGCCGTCGCATACTCTCCAGGCAGCGGCTACGCCAAGCTGGGCCGCGAGGCTCCGACGCTGACGGTGAGCGGCGGCACCGGCGCGGGCCTGACCGTCACCCCGACCGCGACGGCGACGAATGATTCCTGCGGCATCCCGACCTGGAGCATCACGGCGGTGACGTTCTCGGGCGGCACCGGCTACGAGAATGGCGAGGCTCTGACCGTCACGACCAAGGCGGGCGACACGACCAAGGCGGCTGCGGTGCTGACGGTGCAGACGGCCCCGCGATCCCAGCCGACCCTGACGGCCAGCGTGTCTGGCGGCACGGGGGCCACGCTGACGCCGACGCTCGCGAGCAACGGCGGCTCGCCGCAGACTTGGGGCGTGGCAAGCGTATCGGTCAGCGGCACGACCTCGGGCTACACCGATGGGGCTTCGGTGACATTCAGCTACGGTGCCGGCGTCACCGAGCAGGCCGCAGCGGTTGCGACCATCAAAACCGCTAGGGCAACGCCGACGATCACGGCAAGCGTGGCAGGCGGCAGCGGTGCGTCCCTGACGGTCACGCTTTCGCAGTCGCCCACCACGCCGAGCGATACGGCACTCTGGCACGTTGACTCCGTGACGGTGGCGAACGGCGGCACGGGCTACACGGACGGCGATCCGGTCACGTTTACTGTCACTGATGGCACCGAGGTGGTCGCGGCGAGCGGGACGATCCAGACGGCTCGCGAAAACCCAAACCTCACGCCGTATGTGTGGGGGTCCAATGGCACCACTGCCGGCGTGGGTGCGTCACTGTCTGCGACGATGGCCGTGAGCGGTGACTACTGGACTGTCACTGGCATCACTATCAACAACGGCGGCAGCGGGTATGAGGTTGGGGAATATATCTGGTATTCAGAGCTAGACCCAAGTGTGGACAGCAGTCCGCCGTACTACGTTGAGCAGTTGGGCGGATATTGGATCACCAGCGTGGACGGCAGCGGTGCGATCACCGGCATCGCGTTGGACAGCGACAACTATCCAGATGGCGGCTTATATTACAAGCAGTCGGACGTCATCCAGTCCGTGACGATCACCGAGGACGGCGACTACTACAAGGCCACCACAAGCATCGCTCGCGTGGTGGTGACGAACGGCGGGCAATACTACTACTACACCGGCATCCCGACCGGCGTCACTGTGACGAGCGGTGGCGCGTATTACCGCGAAGATGCGAGCCTGCCGCCGTATGTGGCAGATGTGACGGTGACGATCAACCAACTGATGCCGAGCGAGGGCACGGGAGCTGAACTGTCTGCGGTCATCGACACCGACACGGGCAGTGCGACCTTCGGGCAAGTGACAGTCAGCATTGCGGACGGCGGCGACGGCTACCTCGCTCAGCGGACAGTTCATCCCGATGCACTGCTGCTCATGTGTTTCGATTCCAATGACGAGCAGGACGAGAATCTCGCCCCGAACTTCCCGGCAACCGGCGATCAATTGGAGTGGCTCATGCCAGCGGGTGGCAGTGAGCCCGGGATCACGCTTGGATTCCCTCTGGCGGTGAACCCATGCTGCACTCGGTCGTTCGTCGCCTTTCCCGATGCCGGCTTCACGCTGGCGGATGACCCGTACACGGCGATCACCATCCGCAACGGCACGTACTTTGAGCTTGAGGATGAAGACGACGTTGTCGTTATTCGCGGCACGGTTACGGAGACGCTGGCTCCGGTCTGGTTTGCCGAAGACTGTGACTGTGCGAACCCATTGCCATGATCCGCTGCCTCCGCCGACACCTTGAGGCCCGCTGCCGTGAGCGTGGCTACACGCTGGAGCAGGTTCGTCCGTGCATCCTGTCCGAGGACGGCGACCGGCTCACCGTGGACGAGACTCATCCCAGCTATCCGCGCGCCCGTCCTCGCGGCGGCCCAGGCAGCGAACTCAAGGCCCTGCTCGGGCGATTCGGCATCCACGCCTCGCCCACCTGCAAGTGCAACTCCATGGCCAAGAAGATGGACGACATGGAGTCCAAGGAACCCGGCTGGAGCATGCCCCACATCGAAGAGATCGTTGATGTGATGGAAGAAACCGCTCGGGCCCGCAAGCTACCGTTCCTGCGTGCCGCTGGCAGGCTCTTGGTGAAAAAGGCGGTCAGAAACTGGCAGAAGAAGGCCATTGGTAAGTAGGGGAGAAGCATCATGTACGCACACATTGGCAGCATTACCGGCGGCGTAAACAAGCAGCTTGGCGACATCCACAACCAGATGGGCGACGAGGTTGAGGACACCATCCAGCGGGAGAACGAGTCCCGCGTAGCCCAGGCCCGCGAGATGCGCCGCATGGAGCATGAGCGTGAGATGGAACGCATGCGCATGGCTGCCGAGCGAGAGAAGACGGCCGCTCTCATCGCCCGACTGGATGCCCAGGGCGGCAAGAAGGTCATTCGTTTTCCGGGAGGCATGATTACCCATGGATGACGACGAGGACGAAATCGAAGGGTGGATGCGCTAATGGACCGTGAAGGCGACAAGGTCCGCAGCCTGATTCCCAACCGGCCTGTGCGAGATGTGCAGGGCGGCAAGAAGTTCGTCGTCCGAGCCAAGGTCGGTGACGAGGAGCGGCTCGTCCGCTTCGGTGACGCCAGCATGGAGCATTACAAGGAAGGCTCCAAGCCTGGGCATGGGGATGAAGGAAGGCGAGAGAACTTCAAGGCGCGGCACAACTGCTCTGAGAAGACCGACAAGCTGACGCCCGGGTACTGGTCATGCAATTGGAGCTGGTGAATGGCTGGCATTGACGACGCCGGCCGCGCTATCGCCGGCCTGATAAACGGCATGCCGCCACTCAGGCTCCTGGAAATGCAGGAACTCGCTCCGGTGCATGGTGTCGCGCAGGCCGCCCTGGAGCGGTATATGTCGCCCCGGGCCGCGTCGGCTATCCAGCAGGGCCTTGCACGCCGGAAGCCGCAAATCATGCAGGACGCTGTCCGTGGCATGAGCCAGGGCGCGCACCAGTGGTACTTCAACGAGCCGGTGCGGCAGCAGTTCGTCCGCGAGCTTGGCGACGAGGTTGGCAATGAGCGGTTTAATTTGTTCGCGGACATGGTGGCGGCCACATCGTCCAGCGCCCCGGTTGTCCCGAACATTCGCAAGGCCAGCTACTACATGCGCGAGGCCCTGGAGGACAGGCTGCCAGTAGCCGACGTCGGAGGCTACAGGGACGCGGTGGACTATGTCCGTAAGCATGGAGTCCCAGAGGGCTATGGGTCAGTTGGGCAGGCCATGGACCTGCACTGGGCGTTGCGTTATTTGCGAGGCGAACAGTTTGATGACCTGACATCGGCAGGCGCCGCGCACAAGGTGCCATCGTTTGGCGAGAACATTCGCGGCAATCTGACGCCATGGACGGGCGACCGCCATGAGGCGGCGAGGTTTGGGGTGCCGCCAGTGTTGCGCAAGGGCGTGTTGGAGAAGCAGCCTCTGCCGCCAGCGGTCTACCCGCACGCGGAGAGGCTCGCGTCGAAGTGGGCTGGTGAGCTGGGGATCGCGCCGGCGCAGTTCCAGTCGGCCCGGTGGATGGGCGGTGCCGCCAAGACTGGCGTTAAGTCGAACGACCCGAGTTTTCCGCACGCCTTGGAGAAAGCTGTCCTCCAGCAAGCGGCTCGCACCGGCCAGAAGCCGAACGTGATTCTTCGCGACTTCATCAGAGGCGGCGGGCTGCTGAGCGCGCTCTTGGCGACTGAGGAGGAGTGAATGGCTGACGAAGCCGAGGTCATCCGCCGCCTGATTGCCGAGACTGAGGCTCTGCCGAAAGCAGAGCTTCCAAGCTTCATGGAGTGGGCCGCCGGCCACCCGTCGATCATCAACTACCGCACCAAGTCTCCGCAGCGGTATGACCAAGACGCTCGCCGCGCTCACTTCATGGACAAGGTCTTGGCGGAATACCCAGGAGCGTATCGCTCCGAGCGGTTTCCGGAGCCCATGCGAGAGGCCCTGTATGCCCACCACAAGGATCCGAATCGCCTAAAGTCGGCATACGAGCCGTACACCGAAGACCATCCGCTGGTCAACGCCGCAACGTGGATGGCATCGCTGCCGGCTGCAGTTGCCGCGACCAGCCAGATGGCCGCCAACGCCGTCGATCCGGTTGCGCGGCCGTACCCCAAGGCGGAAGACAACTACGCCCGTGCCGTGAACACGTTCACGGGTGGGCTGACGGAGGATCTCGGGCTGCTGCCAAAGAACCAGAACGCCATGCGTTCGGCCATGGACATGCGCGATAAGCGCGACTCCCTTCCATGGAAAACTCTGGACACCCGAGTGCCAGACGCCATGATCGACAGCGCGTTCGCCAGCGATCGCCGCCTCACGGATTCCGTGCAGTCACTGCGGGGAGCTGGAGTGCCGGAATCGGTCGCTGAGCCATGGGGCCGCGTGATGGACGCCACGCTAGATCCGCTTGTGAGCCTGTCGGCCGCCAGCAAGCTGTCCCGCGCAGGAAAGAACTGGGACGCATCCAAGCAGCTGCTTGGTGATTACGGCATCGGCACGGCCGGGTACACAGTCCCGATGGCGATCCAAGGCGCGTCCAACGCCTACGACACTGCGAACTGGATCAGAGACTTCCTGAATCCGCCAACTGGAGTAGCCCGTGGGCAAGATTGAAGACTCCATCCGCATCCTGCGCAAGTATGGGCTGCTGGCGCCGATGGCTGTTGGTGCGGCATCGCAAGGCCAAGAGTAGCGCAGTCTGGGCATTAGTCCTGTGTACCTCGTACATGGGAGATGCCGGTGGGGAGACTGGACGAACTGATCACGCGGCTTGGCAAGCTGACCTCGGCCACGCCCAGATCGCACGCCGGGGTAATGTTTGACCCCAAGGGCGGCTTGGGCGGGATTCCCGACGCCGCCAATGCGGACTACCGCGGCTTTACCGCATACATGCGACCGCAGCAATTCCTGCAGATCAATCCGCCACGCGATCTAGACGAACGGCCCATTAGCCACATCTTGGAGGCCATGGACTCTGGTCAGCCCATCGGCACGCCGATTGTGTACGTGGACAGGATGCCTGATCGCAACTGGCGAGTAGTTGGCCATGAGGGCCGCGGGAGAATGTCGGCGCTGCAACAGCGTCACCCAGACTCCCTGTTTCCGGTTGCTGTGCATCCGTTTGGCGAGACTCGGGCGCGGCATCTGGCCGCTGACGATGCTTTTACATGGCTCATGCCAGACAAGGGCGGCGACCTTCCGGCTCGCGGCGCAGCTGTCCTGCTGAACAACCAGCTGCGAGTGTCGCCCGCGGACGCAGACTTTTTCAACCGCTACGGCACGCACCCAGCGTTGGAAGACCTCGTCCGCGAGCTGTCGCCGTAACAAAACGCAACTTCGGCGCGCCGGCCATTAGTCCTGTAGAAGTGCAGGAGAGTGCCCTGTGATAGCTGATGGGGTTATGAAGTTTTGCCCGCGGTGCGGCGACGATAAGCCTGCCCCTGAGTTCCACAAAGACAGGCGATCCCGCGATGGCCTGCAAGTGTACTGCAAGGCTTGCAAGGTTCTGCAAGCTTCAGCCAGGCGGGAGAGGATCGCATCAGATCCGGCGAGGGTGGTGCCAGACAGCAAGGCTTGTGTTGAATGCCGCCAATTTTTGCCGCGCGGCGATTTTTACCCATCCAGGGGCGAACTGGACGGACTGTCGTATAGGTGCCGGGCATGCACTAGCGTTGCGATGGCTTCGTTGAAATACGGGTTATCGTTTGACGAGGTGGCTGCTCTTCGCGCAAAAGGGAAGTGCGACATTTGCGGGCGACGGCTTGGGGCCGCCGGAAAGGGTCGGGACGCAGTCAATATCGACCACTGCCACAGCACTGGCACTGTGCGCGGGGTGTTGTGCTGCGGCTGCAATCACATGCTTGGCAATGCCAAGGACAGCCCGGAGGTTTTAGAAAAGGGCGCGGCTTACCTGCGAGCTTCGCTGCGCTGTAACAATTTACCCCTTCCCGTCCCATTGATTCCCTAGAGAGCCCTTCCCCCGAGGCCAGGAATCAATGTCAGACGAATTTGTCAACGACGCGCCGGTAAGCGAAGCCCCAGTTCAGGAGGCGCCGGCTGTTGAGTCGGCAGCTCCGCAGCAGGAGTCGGCTGCGTTCTCTTCGCCGTGGGAGGCTTTCAAGCACCTCCCCGAGTATTCCGGCAAAGACGATCTCTCTATCGCTCGCGACCTCTATCAGTCGCGGCAGGGCTACCAGCAGGCCCAGCGGGCTCTTTCTCAGTATCAAGCGGTCGTTCCCTACGCCCAGGAATACCTGCGAAACGAATCGGCTTTCCGCAAGTGGCAGGAAGAGCAGGCCAAGGCTTCGCAGCCCAAGCCGGCCGAGAAGCCCAAATGGTTCAATCCGCCTCAAATCGATGAGACGTATAAGTCCTACATCGTCCGCGACCCTCAGTCGGGCAAGGAGATCATCGATCCCAATGCCCCGATCTCGGTGCAGGAAAAGCTCCGTGCCTATCAGGACTACACGGCGAACTTCGCCCGCAAGTTCGTCACGGATCCCGAGAACACGCTGAAGCCCTTCATCGAAGAAGTGGCGATGCAGAAGGCCCAAGAGCTGGTTGAGAAGCAGCTGGGCCAGTACAAGTCCCAGAACTACGTTCAGTCTCTGGAGCAGCAGAACGCCGACTGGCTCTATGACCAGTCGGGCCAGATCAGCCCCGAGGGTCAGGCCATCCAGGCGTATATCGCCCAGGCCGCCGAGATGGGCATCGGAACGCCCGAGCAGCGCTGGCAGTACGCCACCGGCATGCTCCAGCGCGATCTCCTGAATCTGCGTTACCAGCAGATGCAGGCTGCTCCTCCCCAAGGCTATGCCCCGCCCATGGCGCAGGCCCCCGCACCAGCGCCAGCGGCTGACCCAGTGGCTGAATCGAACATGCAGTTCCTTCGGGAGCGTGCAACTCGGACCCCGAATCGTAGTGCAGGAACCACAGAGCCGCGGGCACCGCGCCAGCGGATGAGTTTTGAAGAGAGGCTTCGCGGCCAACTCGTAAATGATGGAGTGATCTGATGAGCAGCTCGGTAGATTGGGCACGTTCTATTGCAACGACGATCGTCAACCACCTTCGGGAGGAAGAGATTGCGTCGTTGCGGAAGTACAAGTTCTTTGCCGCTCTTGAGGGTGCCGGTCAGATCCGCACCAACATGAGCGGGCGTGGTTTCGACTGGGAAATCCAGTACCGCAACCACACGCCGTCTGGCAACAACGGCGAGACTCCTCGCAATTTCAGCAGAGAGAACCTCTGGAAGAAAGCAGAGCTTGAGTACCGGGGCGCGCAGGTCACCGATGCGATCTACAAGCGTGAAATGCTTGAGAATCGTTCGACGCAGGCCCTCGTCAACGTCGCTGGCAAGATGGCCAGCCGTCTGCTGACGAGCATGGAGCAGTACCTCGCCCGCGAGTGGGTGCAGGACGGCTACGCTGCGGGCAACGAGCTGCGGTTCCACGGCATTGAGTCGTTCATGGGCGCGACCCAGACGCTTGATGCCACGGCTGCCGGGGCGGTTGCTCGGTCGGTCAACGCGGCGGATCCGTTCTACGCCCCGAGCGACACCTACGCCGGTCTTTCGACCGTGCTTGGTGCGTACGGCGGGTCGGCGGATTCGGTGTCGATGTGGCCGAACGGCAAGGTGTCGGAAGAGTTTGACTTCTTCTCGCCGGTCATTGTGAACGCCGACTCGTCCTACTTCGGTGCCAGCACCTGGAAGGACAACTGCGCGAAGGCTCTGCGTGAAGCGATTCACCAGACCCGTCGCAACGATACGAAGGAAGATCAGGTGGACATGGTCCTTCTGGACCGTCGTCTGTTCATCGACTTCCTGAACACGCTGGACGCCAAGGAGCGCGTGATCGTCAGTCGGACGAACGGCCTCCGCAGCTACGGCTTCACTGATGTGTTTGAGTTCGACGGTGTGGAGGTCGGGAGCGAAAATTCTGTTCCCGCCAACACCGGCTACGGCCTCGCCGTGGGCAACATCGAACTCCTGTGCATGGAGTCGCAGCTGATGGTGAGCGAGGGCCCGTTCTACGACGAGCTTACGCAACAGTATCGGTACGTGGTGTCCACGCTCGGCAACCTGAAGTTCAAGTCGCCGCGCAACTTCTTCAAGCTCGTCGTCTAGTCCAAGGTCATAGGAGTACGCAAGAATGAGTCTGTTTGTTGATCCGCCCTTCAGCCTTGGTCAGACGCTCGGTGTCTCGTCCACGGCGGATGGGACTGGTTGGGTGGGTACTGTGAAGGTGTTCCCGGACGTCAACCCGACGACCGGCCAGATCCGCAGCAATCGGGTGAAGACCTGCATCGCCGTTCGCAATGCGTCGGGCGCTGCGCTCCTCCCGAAGCGGGTGGTCCGGTTCGCTCGGGATACGGCCGGCACGGCCGCGTTCTCGGCTGTGGATGGTTACTCGGCTGTCGCCAACAACGAGATTGTTGGCGTGGTCGATGAGCATCTCCCGGCCTCGGGCGTTGCTGCGAACGATGTGTTCTGGGTTGTGGTGAAGGGTCCGACCGAGGTGTCGCATGCACTCTCGGGCGCTGGCATTGCGGTTGGCGACCGGCTCTCGGCCATCACGGCCGCGACGACTGGCGCTACGACCGCTGGCCGCGTGACGCCCTCGGCTGTGGGTGCGGCTACGACGGGTTCCGACAACGCCGGCCTCGGCGTGATCGGCTATGCCTGCTCGGCGGGCACCACCACCGGCGCGGCGATCCTTGCCTTTGTCAACACCGGGCTTGAGTAAGACCCTCTTTGGGGTTTCGGGGGAGGGCCCTGTCCGCTCGTCGGGCGGGGCCCTTTTCCTTAGATAGATGAACGACATACCAGCCATCCAGAACTTGGACTTCCTGCGCCAGCTGATCGCTGAGTTGCGGCAGGAGCAGCCGTACATGGACGCCTTGAAGCTCCGCATGCTCCAGGGTTCTGGCATGGGCACAGACAGACCGGAGGAATAGCGTGTCCTTTTTTGCGCCAGGAACTTCCCAGCAGTACGCGGACGACTACTACCGCCGCGTCGGCCCGATGATGGGCGGCACTGGACGCGACGGCCAAATGCCGACAATGGCTAGGCCGGATAGCCGGAACTCCGTGACGGTCAGCAACGGCCGCGTATCGCCGTATGGCCAGACGAACACCCGGCCGTTTCAGGGCACTATGCGTCCGGAGGTTCCGCAGGCTTCGCAGCAGGCCCCGGACATGTCGGGCTACGCCCCGAGTCGATCTGCTGGCATGCGTTGGAACGGCTCGCAGTGGACGTCGCCCCCGCCGCGTCCTGGCCGCGCGCAGCCCACGCAGCCGCAGTCGCAGGGCACGCCGTACAACCCGGGCGTCACCTACTACGATCCATCTGGTCGCCCGATGCCAACGCCGGTGCTGCGAGACGCGAGAAACCCTGGCTCGGCGCCGATGTCGGCCTTTGACCCATCCTGGCTGTCGCCGCTGGCATCAGCGGAGATCACGCGCCAACAGTCCACGCCACGGCTTCCAAACCAGCGGCACACGCCTAACGACCCGATCTATACGCAGGGCATGCCGGGCTACCCGCAGTCCGAGCCTCCTTTCCGCGGGGGGCTTCAGGCCCCATCCTTTACCCCCGGCGGCGGACAAGGCAACTTCGCCTACGCACCGCCCGACCAGCGCCCGGCCCCGTTCACCTCCACCACACGCGGGCCGGATGGCCAGCAGTACGATCCGGGCCAGTATTACCCGATGCGCGATGCGTTCATCCAGAACATTAACGACGCCCGCTCGCAGTTCGTCTCAAACCCCGGCGCCGGCAGGCAGCCCATGGATTTCGGAGCAATGTGGGGGCGCGCAGGCGACATGGCCCAGCAGGGCTTCCAGAACCCGCTGACAGGATTGCTTGGCGGGTTCGGTTGACATTGCCACTGTAATTTTGTATACTTAACACCCTACCCCGAGGTGTTACATGCAGCAGAAGTTTAACGTCGGTTTCTGTACCTTCTCCTACGGCGGCAATGGCGGCATCGCCTCTGAGGTGCCGAAGATTCGCGAGTGGATGGTGCCACTCGTTGCAGATCTCTCCAAGGACGAGCGGATTGCGAACATCCGCATCTGGAACATTGCCGACACGCCTGTGACTATGTCCAGGAACAAGGCCGTGCTGGACGCCCGGAGTTTTGGCCTGGACGTCCTTGTGATGATCGACAGCGACATGACGCCCGACCTGTACCTGGGCGTGGAGTCGGCCGCAAAGCCGTTCTTCCAGTCGTCGTTCGACTTCTTGGTCAAGCACTATTCGCTCGGGCCATGCGTCATCGGGGCTCCGTATTGCGGCCCGCCGCCGCATGAGTGCGTGTATGTCTTTGAGTGGCGGAACCTCCGTACGGACAGCGTGAATCCGGACTTCCAGCTGAAGATGTACGAACGCCCCCAGGCCGCCAGGATGGCTGGCGTTCAAGAGTGCGCCGCCCTGCCCACCGGCTTGATCATGTACGACATGCGGGCGTTTGAGCTGACTGAGCCCAAGGCCCCCGGCGAGAGGCCATGGTTCTATTACGAATTCTCGGACCTGTACGAGGCGGAGAAGGCTTCGACCGAGGACGTCACCATGACCCGAGACCTCTCGCTGGTCGGCACGCAGAAGCTTGGCTACAACCCCGTGTTCTGCAACTGGGACGCCTGGGCTGGGCACCACAAGCCGCTGGTGGTTGGCAAGCCGTCGTACGTCCAGCCGTCGCACATCTCCTCCAAGCTGAAGCAAAGCTGGGAAGCCAACGTCGATCCGGATGTGAAGACCGTGGAGCTTCGCCCGGCGCAGACGCTGGAGAACTTCCTGCAGAAGTGCCAGAAGAACAGCTGCGCGTAGCATGGCTGACTATAAGGCGTGCATCGAATGCGGGACGTCATATCCCGCCACCACGGCTAACTTCCACAAGTCCAAGGATGGCTTTCACGCCCGCTGCCGCAAGTGCCGCAACAAGGTCGAACGCCAGAAGCGACAGAAGAAGCAGAACAGCAAGCTCGCTGAGATCGAACGTGGGGCGGTGGACATGTTCATCGCATCGTCCCGCATCGGCGGTGCGAACATCCCGCACTCGTCGGAGCTGCTGGAAGTGCTGATGGGCTATTTCGGGGGCGTGAGCGGATTCGCCAATGCCTACATGAAGCAGTACTACGACTCCCCGGTCGGTGGTGCTTTTAGGACCAAGATGCTGGACGGCGTGATGCGGCTCATCACCACCAACACGGCCATGGGCGGTGCAAAGAAGCCATTGGATCTGATGACTGAGGAAGAGCTAGAGGCGCAGTACCGGCGGGACGTTCTCGCTGCCGCCTTATCGATGAAGGTGAACGGCAACCAAGTGAGGCTTGAGAGCAATGCAGACATGCGAGAACTGCCGGTGGTGGAAGACGGCAAAGCCAATGATGTGGGGGGAATGCACGCGGTTCCCGCCCCGGGCAGTAACCCACAAGGAAGCGGAGTTCCCGCGGACACTCAGCAGCACGGCGTGCGGGGAATGGCACCCGATGAACATGCGTCAGGTCAATGAAAAAGCATCCGAAGATCCCGCCGCCTGAGATCCCGAAGCCAGACGCTCCGGTTGTCTCGCAGCATCAGATCCAACAGCTGCGTGAGGTGCAGGCTGAGCTTGCGTCTCGCCGGCTGGAGGCTCTGCGGCTGTATCGTCCCATGCCTCACCAGGAAGAGTTCCACAAGTGCATGGCCAGCGAGCGGATCGTCCTGGGCGGTAACCGAGGCGGCAAGTCTTTGGCAGTGGCAGTGGAGATGGCCCGAGCTGTGACGGGGCAAGACCCGTACGAGAAATACCCGTCCGAAGGCGGCAACCTCGCCATCGTCGGCCGCAATTGGCCCCACATCGGGCTTGTGATCTACCCGATCCTCTTCAAAGCCGGGGCGTTCCGGATCACCAAAGACGAAGAGACTGGCGAGTGGCGCAGCATCAGGAAGGGCGACGACAAGGCGAAGAGTAAACCCGCCCCTCCGCTTATTCCGCCAAGACTTGTGAAGGACATGTCCTGGGTGCTGAAGAACGCTGGCTATCTCAACAAGTGCGAGCTGACCAACGGCTGGACGATCTGGTGCTTCTCGTCGGAAGGCGAGCCTCCCCAGGGCTATCAGGCCGATGCCGTGTGGCTGGACGAAGACCTGAACAACGAGCGGTGGATCGGGGAGTGCCAAGCGCGGCTCGCGGATCGCAAGGGCCGGTTCATTTGGTCGGCCATGCCACACTCAAAGAACGACGCGCTCATCGGACTGTGCGAGCGTGCGGACAAGGTGTCGGAAGACAAGGACGCCATCATCCGCAAGTTCACGTTTCGCTTCTTAGACAACCAGTTCATCGATGACGAGGAAAAGCGGAAGAACATCGAACGGTGGTCGGCTCTTGGCCAGGAAGAACTCCGCATGCGTGCGGAGGGTGAGTTCACCACCGAATCCACCCTGATGTACCCGACGTTCAATCAGTCGGTCCACATCCTCCCAAGAGAAGAACTCCCAGACGGCCGCGTTCCCCCGGACTGGACGCGCTACGTGGCGATTGACCCTGGCCACGCCGTGATGGCCACGCTCTTCGGGGCCGTGCCTCCCGATGAACGGTTCCTGCTGATCTACGACGAGCTGTACATCCGCAACTGCAACGCCCTGATCTGGGGCGAGCAGTTTGCCGAGAAGGCCCATGACCAGCTGATCCGATCCGCGATCATGGACATGCACGGCGGCACCCTGCGTGACCTGGGCTCGGGACGACTGCCGCATGAGCTGTACTCCGAGGAGCTGAAGAAGCGGAACATCAAATTCCTCATCGGCGGACATCAGTTCATTCCCGGATCTGACGACATCCCGGCCCGCACATCGATGGTCCGCAAGATGCTGCACATCCGCGGAGACGGGACGACGCAGCTGAAGATCCTCCAAGGCGCCTGTCCCAATCTCATCCGTGAGATCAAGCGGTATCGCAAGAAGACAACGACCGTGAACGGACAGGTGTTTGTCACCGACGAGCCGCAGACGCGCGGTGAAGTGCATGCCTGCCAGACACTTGAGTACCTCTGTGCCTACGAGCCGAAGTACCACAAGCCTCCCAGACAACTCGGCCAAGACCCGTGGTGGGTGAAGTATCTGGCCGACAAGCGACGACGAGAGCGGAGGTCCGAAGACCCCTGCGTGATCCTTGGCCCCATAGGAAGCCTGAAGCGATGAGCGATTTTTCCATGCCCAGTGCCGAAGTTGGCGACTGGGTTCTGTACCAGCCCCATGCCGACGCGCCCCTCTCCCCTGCCCTGGTTGTCGAAGCCGCCTCGCGGACGCTGACGCTCTGGGCCGTCTCCGGGGCCTACGGCGGGCAGTTGAAGCCCTCGGTGCATCACTCCACCGATCCGGGCGTCAATGAGTTTCCGGACTGGAAGCGGTACGGCCTGTGGCAGCACAAGCCGCGTGACCCGAAAGTGGCTGTTTTGGCCGAGAAAGTGGCTCTTCTTGAGAAGAAGGTCGCTGACTTGGACGGCCGCAAAAAGGGCTGAACGGGCATTAGTCAGTAGGAGACATTAGATGCCCGACGAGAATCCGCTTCGTCCGATTACCAAGCGCTGGCTGGAGTGCATCAAGCAGGCCCAGACGCACAAGCGGCCGTTCCAGGACGACGCTGACGAAGCGATGATGTTCTACTGCTCGGACCCCGACGCCATGTGGAAGGATTCACGGGCTCGGGGCGAGCGTGGATACAACAAGGGGCTCAATCCTCCCCCGTTCCGGATGATGGTGAACCGCGTTTGGGAGGCCGTCCGTCTCTTTAGCTCGGTCATTCATCACCGGAACCCCAACCGGGCAGTGACGCCCAAGGACTATCCGGTCATCGGGCCGATGCTCCTGGGCATCCAGCCGCAGCCTCCTGTTCCCCAAATGGGACCGGACGGCCAGCCCGTCATGGGGCCTGATGGCCAGCCGGTGATGATGCCTGACCCCGGGATGATGGCGTACCAGCAGGGCGTGGAGCAGCAGCAGTTCCTCCAGGAGCGGCGCAAAGTCATTGCCAAGCTGCTTGAGGACTATCTGAACTACACGCCCAACGAGCTGGACCTGAAGCGCCACTCCCGCAAGGTTGTGGAAGAGGCGTTCATCACCGGCGCGGGCGTGTGGTGGCATGAGCTGTACCAGCCCCCAGGCAGCGAGATCCGGATGGCGGGGTCATTCTTTGACTCCATCCAGAACATCGTCTGGGATCCGGACGCCGATGAGTTTGAGGACATCCGCTGGGCCGCACGCCGCAGGACGCAGCCGATTGACGAAGTGGCCGCGAAGTTCGGCCTGGACCGGGAGCAGCTGAAGGGCCACATTGAGAGCTACTCCAGCCGCGCGGAAGATGGCGAGCGTGGCTACGAGTACAAGAAGAAGAACGGCAAGACGAACGACCTGATCTGCTACTGGGAGATTTACTCCAAGACCGGGTTCGGTGATCGCCTGAAGGATGCCGACAAGGATCTCAGTGGTGTTTTCGATGCGCTGGGACCGAACTGCTACATCGTTGTGGCCGAGGGAATTGACTTCCCCCTGAACTGCCCGCCGCAGATGCTGCAGGAGGAAGTGGACGAGACTGGCATTCCGCAGTCGCTGTTCATGGCTGCCCAGTGGCCGATCCCATTCTGGGCTGAACCAAACGGTTGGCCGTTCACTCTCCTCGCTTGGCATGGGAAGCCGGGCTACAGCTGGCCCATCTCGCTCATTCGTCCCGGAATCGGGGAGCTTCGATTTATCAACTGGGCAATGAGTTTCCTCGCCACGCGCATTGCGACCTCCAGCCAGACGCTCATTGGCGTATCGAAGGCCGCGGACCCAGACCTCAAGGCGAAGATCCTGGAGAGGTCCGATACCGGCTTCAACATTGTCGAAATCTCCGAAGCTGTCGGCCGGTCGGTCAACGATGTGATCTCGGTCTTCCAGATGCCTGGGGTGACCCAGGACATGTACAACATCATCTCGGAGGTCACCGCGCTCTTTGATCGTCGGGTTGGTCTGACCGAGCTGATTTACGGCATGACCAGGGCATCCTTCAGGTCGGCTGCAGAGGCGACCGTGAAGTCCGAGCAAATCTCGGTGCGCCCCGACGACTACGCCAACATCTTGGAAGACGCTCTGTCGGAGGTCGCACGCAAGGAGGCCCTCCTGGCACGGTGGCTCATTTACCCCCAAGACGTCGAACCTCTCCTCGGGCCAATGGCCGCCCAGGCGTGGCAGCTGCACGTTCAGAACGAAGACCCGGATTCCATTGTTCGGGAGTACTCCTACCGCGTCGAAGCCGGCTCTGTGCGCAAGCCCAACGCCGCGACCAGGGTGGAGCAGATCAATCAGGCCATGCAGATCCTGGCGCCTGTTGCGCAGGGCATGATGCAAGCCGGCCAGCCGCAGCTGTTCAACGCTCTGCTCACCAAGTGGGGGCAGGCGATGCAGATGGATGTGTCGGAGTTCATGGTGCCTCCGCCGCCTCCTCCTCCCCCGGGGCCTCCTCCCGGCCAGCAGCCTGAAGCTCCCCCCGAAGGACAGTAGTCAGTATGGACATTCCCTATGAGGTCCGCATCCTCGGCCGCGATGCCGTGGACACGTACGAAAAGGCCCTGCCCTACGGCGAGCGGTGGGCCATTATGGTCGCCACGCAGACGCCCCCAGGGACAAAGGGAACGGAACGGGCATTCCTGGAGGGGCGGCAGAACATGGAGCAATTTGACTCCATGCCCAGGCTCCAGGCCAACTACGTGCTGAAGGAAGCCAAGCAGGCTGGGATTAACCCGAACGGCAAGGTGTACTGCGCCGGGCTGGCTGACAAGCGTGGCTGGCGTGATCCGGCCGCGTGGGTGTCATCCAACGATGACGTCCTCAAAGTCGCCCGCAAGCGTCGTCTGGCTGTGTCCGGGAGCGTGAACTACGACCCGGGCCCCGAGGCTCCGCAACGCAAGGTGCTGTCCGAGAGCATCATTAAAGACGAGATTCGCAAGGAGAAACGCAGAAACCCCAACGCCAAGGCCGGGGAGCTGCGGGAAAAGATCATTGAGAAGCACGCATACCGCGTCAAAGGAAGGAACGTATGAACGAGATCGCGCGTCACTTTAGCCCCGGCACGGTCATCACCGCCAACAGCTCGGCGGCGACCACTTCCGGGCAGTTCCCCTTTGGCCGCTTTGGCGGGGCGTGCGTGATGATCGGCGCCACCAACGGCTGCACGCAGATCCGCTGGCATGGCACGGTCGATCCCAGGATTGCCCCGGTGCAGGTGTACGCCGATGGCTCGGCTGTAACGTCAGCCGTGACGGTGGGCATCATCGCCGTTCCGGACGCCTGCTTTGCGGTCAATCACGTTGCCCCGATTGTTGTTGGCGGCACCACCTGCGCCATGACCGTGATGGCCAAGGGCTAGGTCGTTACATCCCTTACAGTACGGACATTCCCGCATGTGCCCGATGAGTCCTAGGTTGCTTCGGCCGCGAGCCTCTGGCGGCACCCACCCGGAAGCTCTGGATTGGGCGACCCGCGTCACGACCAACGGCGGCACGTTCAC